TTACCGATGGGTAACATAATGGGTAGACAAATGGTAGGGATATGTCTAAGTCTTAGGGCATTGTTAAACTTTGTACATATAATTATATTATGTCCAGGGGTGCCGAGGCTGTAGCAAGCCCACAGTTTTTTGTTAATAACTTATCCACAGGCTGCAGGTTATCCACAGAAGTTATCCACAGGGCAGGGGGGGTGGGGGGTTATCCACAGGGCAAAACAAAGGCACCCCCGTGTGTTAAGCGTGGCCCCTGTCTGTATTATACTCCCCAGAAAAAAATATACGCTAAAGTGAGAATGTCCTAATTTGTACACATATTTTGTGTGACCTTAGTCACAAACCGTAAATAAAATCTACCGTAGACGGGAAATCGGTTATTTTTTCTGCCTTATATATAGTAGGGAGTAAAACGAACCGTTACTAGTTTTACGACCGTTACTCGCTTCGTTGGCACTACGCGAGTCCCCCTAGGACGAGCACCAACTTACCCCTCGGTCGCTGTGGCTTCCTCGGGCGCTAAGCCCGAACTGGTTACTGCTTTTAGTGGGGATAGGTCTATCTCCAGTATAGAGATCTTCCCCTCCAGTATAAAAATTTTTTTCGCGCCTTCGGCGCTTTATTAGAGGAGAGTACGTGGCAGAGAAGTCCAGTGACATCGCCAAGCGTCTGATCCTTTCAGGTGTAGCAGAAGGTCTTACCATCGAGGCAGCCACGGCTGCATCTGGTAAATCCTATAAGACCTACGAGTACTACCGCAGGACCGATAAGGTCTTCGCAGACAAGATGGACCGAACACGGCTAGGTCTCAAGGATAAGAACTTTGCCTCATCCGATGTCCACGACTTAACCTTTGCAGAGTTCCGTGAACGCTACCTGCACTCCAAGACTTTTCCACACCAGCAAAACCTGATCGATGTAATCGAGGGTAGGCAACCTGGCTGGCTACATCCCAGTATGAAGTATGAACCAGGTCTGGCTAATAACCGTATCCTGCTGAATATCCCACCAAACCACGCCAAGTCGATGACGGTCACCGTGGACTACGTTACCTGGCAGGTATGTCAGAACCCTAACTTTCGTGTGCTGATTGTCTCTCAGACTCAGCAACTAGCAGCAGACTTTCTCTACGCCATCAAGCAACGCCTGACTCATCCTAACTATGAAGCATTACAGCAGGCTTACGCTGCTGGCGTAGGGTTTAACTCTAAGACCGCCTCTTGGCAGGCAACCCGTGTGACCTTTGGTGATGAACTGAGAGAATCCTCAGAAAAGGATCCAAACATCGAAGCCGTAGGTATCGGTGGTCAGATCTACGGTAAGCGTGCAGATATGATTATCGTAGACGACGCGGTGACATTAAAGAACGCAAACGAGTTTGAGAAGCAGATCCGCTGGTTAACCCAGGATGTGCGTTCTCGTCTTAACCCTACTGGTAAGTTAATTATCGTAGGTACCCGCGTTACAGCAATTGATCTTTACAAAGAACTACGTTCCGAGGATCGCTACCCTGGAGGTCTAGTACCCTGGACATATCTTGCGATGCCAGCCCTACTAGAAACTCACGAAGATCCTGACCAGTGGGTTACATTGTGGCCAGCATCAGATGCTCCCTTTGATGGACAGACAGAATCAGATTTGAATGAGGATGGACTATACCCACGTTGGAATGGTCGTAACCTCTACAATGAACGTCAAGCAATGGATGCATCTACCTGGGCGTTGGTTTACCAACAACAGGATATATCAGATGATGCCATCTTTGACCCAGTATGTGTAAGAGGTGCTATAGATGGAATGCGTAAAGCAGGTCGTTTGGTTCCTGGTCACCCAGGCCATCCGCGTGACCTTAGTGGCTTTTCAATTATTTGTGGTCTTGATCCCGCTATGGTTGGTGATACAGCCGCCATTTGCTACGCTGTTGATCGGGTTAGCCATAAACGCTATATCGTTGATGCTATTAAGATCACTCGTCCAACGCCTGCTCAGATCCGTCAATTAATCTTTGACTGGACAGGGCTATATCAACCTAGCGAGTGGATTGTAGAAAAGAATGCGTTCCAGTCTTTCCTTACTCAAGACGAAGGCATCAGGCAAAACCTGGCCTCACGAGGAGTGCTACTGCGGGAACACCATACTGGAACCAACAAGTGGGACTCAGGCTTTGGTGTTGCATCAATGTCAACTTTGTTTGGCACCAAGCAACACGACGGCAAACACCACCGCGACAATCTTATGCATCTTCCGTCAGATCAAACGGAAAATATCAAGGCGCTCATAGAGCAACTCATTACCTGGTCGCCTACTACTAAAGGCAAAACCGATATGGTGATGGCGCTGTGGTTCTGTGAGATCCGTGCACGTGAAATGCTCAACCAAGGTATGCACAAGACGCATCATATGAAGAATCCATTCCTGTCTCGTAGTGAGGTAGGCAAACGAACAGTTATCAACATAGATGAACTGCTCGCAGAGAAAGACCGTACGTTCATCTAATAAGGAGATAACAATGCCAAATATGAAGAAGTCAGACCCAATGCTTGCAAAGCAAGTTAAGAAGGACGTTAAGTTCCTAAAGGAAACTGCAAAGAAGGCAGCAGCGAAGGCTCCTGCTAAGACAACAACTAAGGCTCCAGCCAAGAAGTTAGTAGGACCTGCTGCGGTAGAAGCATTAAAGAAGCGTGTGTCACCATCAGGTGTAAAGAAGGCAGAGATGGATGCTAAGAAAGCCATCGATAAGAAGTACCCAGGATTATACAAAAAGTCTAAGTAAGGAAAACAATTGTTATCAACTAAAGAGGTAGTAGCCAAGGTTAATCGCCTTCAAACACGCTACGCCGCACGTGACCAGAGAATGCGTGATGTGCTCTCTGTACGTCAGGGAGACATTAGCAAGGTTTACCCTGCAATGTTTTCAGAGGAATACCCAAAGCCTTTAGTTGCTAACTTCATTGACGTAGCAGCACGTGACCTAGCAGAAGCAATGGCACCGCTACCATCATTTAACTGCGCTGCGACCAATATGGTTTCAGACTCAGCACGCAAGGCTGCAGATACACGTACTCGTATTGTCAACCATTACATCAGCGCATCTGAACTACAAATTCAAATGTACACTGGTGCTGATTGGTTTAATACTTACGGTATGTTGCCAGGCATTGTGGAGATGGACTATGAAACCAATAATCCGAGAATACGTCTGCTTAATCCTTTTGGTACTTATCCTGAAATTGATAGATTTGGTCGTACCATCTCGCTCACGCAGGTAATGGCAACTGATGCTGAAACACTTGCAATGCAGTACCCAGAGTTCTATGACCAGATTATGCCAAAGAATGTTTATTCTCCTGGTTCACCATATGTGTCACTAGTTCGCTATCACGACAAAGACCAAGATCTAATCTTTATCCCAGAGCGTAAGAACCTAGTACTCTCAAACATTCCAAACCCTATCGGTAAGTGTATGGCATACGTTGCTATGCGCTCATCTATCGATGGTGAAGCACGTGGACAGTTTGATGATGTTCTATCAGTTCAACTTGCTCGTGCTCGCTTTGCAGTATTGCAGATCCAAGCAGCAGAAAAATCTATCCAAGCACCTATTGCTATTCCACAAGATGTGCAAGAACTTGCTCTTGGTCCTGATGCGATTATGCGTTCTGCTAATCCACAAGGTATTCGCCGTGTTCCTTTGGAACTACCACCTGGAGTTTTCACAGAGTCTGGGGTCCTTGAGCGTGAACTACGTTTAGGTTCTCGTTACCCAGAGGTTCGCTCAGGTAATATCGATGCATCTATCGTTACAGGTCGTGGTGTACAAGCACTGCAAGCAGGCTTTGATACACAGATCAAATCAGCACAAGCACAGTTTGCTCGTATGTTTACAGACCTTGCTTCTCTCTGCTTTGAAGTAGATGAGAAGATCTTTGGTTCTATGCAAAAAGAAATCAAGGGCGTAGACGACGGTACTCCATTTAATATGAAGTACATCCCATCAAAGCAAATTGATGGCAACTACGGTGTAGATGTTCGCTACGGCATTATGTCTGGTATGGATCCAAACCGTGCCATCATTGCTTTACTACAAA